TACTTGTAGCGTATTTGTTAAGTGCTGCACCTATATCTCTTTCTGCATAGTCTTTCAAATCAACTAAATATAAAATAGGATGAATATCAGATAACCCGTATGCTAAATCATCAAATGAATTATTATTCAATGCTATTATTTCATCTTCTTCGAATCTGATGTTTTCTTCATCATCACCTACTTTTTGATAATAATATTCTATTTGTCCATGCTCGTTTCTTTTAACAAACATGTTTTGACTAGAACGTAAAACTAAATTGTCTCCAGTCCATTCTATATATCCACTACCAAATATTCTTGCATTTCTTAACCACCCATACAACATATGTTCAATATTGATATCTCTAAACATAGTCTCTATTTCTTCACGGAGATTGTCATCATCTGTTACAATATCAAAATTATCTTTTACAGCGTATAGACAAGGTAAATCAATTAAAGTTCTTACTATTGGGTCAGATAGATAAACATTCATATAAGTTCTATTTTTACCTATATGAGGTTCAAAGTCTTTTTCTTGACCAATACTAAAACCTCTATTGATTTTTAATCTTTTTATTACACCCTCTCCATAACTGCGGGGGTCGTCTTTTTTATACGTAGGGTTGCGACCAATAGTAGCAAACCTGCGTCTAACATTATCTATAAACGACATGGCTTTAAATAATTAACCATTATGAGTATATAAAGTTTATGCTAGATTCCCCTTAGAGATTCTTTATTTAACACAACTTTTCGTTGTTTTGTCGTAAAAAATGTAGGACTAGCTGCTTTACCAGCGTTATATGTAGATTTATTGATTCTTTTCGAAACAATAGAACTACCAAAGTTACCAGTCATTGGTAGCATACTTAACGTAGCATGTATACCCATAGCAGAGCTATCACAATAATCATCATGTTTACCACTAGGTGCAGCTATCTTTTCTGTTTTATTAGCAGCATCCATAGTGTATTCTAATTCTATATGTTCTTTCAACCATTTGTTAACTAACTTTGCCATATCTGGTTCTAGATACTCAGGATTGGGTACCTTTACTCTTCCTTGTTGTATGTAAGATACGAAATCCCTGTACATTTGCGTTTTAGTACCTTTAGGACCACCCGTAAAAACGAAAGGAACGAAATGAACATTAGCATCTAAACACGCCAACCGTAAGTCTTGTTCAACCGCACCACCAATACCAGTACAGTCAACAATGAGGCGACTAGCACCAAGCTGAGTGGTAATATCCATAATACGTTTACGTTGGTATGGGATATCGTGTCCCCCAGTTCTAGCATTGATTTCCTCAATGTATACAAGCCGTGCAATATTTGCATCATCAGTTTTATCAAGGGACCATGCACTAATAACAGTAGAGTTAACAGATTTACCAATGTCAACCCCAACAGTAATATTGCTTCCTGCCTCGATTCCATACTCATCCAATCTAGTAATTTCGTAATCATCACAACACCTTTTTATTTTTTCTGGAGAAAAAACATTCGCTACAGACTCTACAAACTCACATTCATATTCTGTCCTCCAGTAGATAGAATCTTCTCCCCACTCCATCATCTTATCTAACATTTCTTCTTCAGTATAAGGTGCGGAGTAAGCGTCACCTTTTTTCACAGCATCTCTCCATGAATAATGTAATCTAGTAAAAGTATCTGCATAATTATCGTCATACAAATATCTCCACATATGATTATCTTTTGACTTTGGTGTTCCAAGGTTAATGAATGGTGCTTTATTAGAAACTATAGCAGGCTCTACATTATCAATGAACAGTTTATCGTCGATGAGTGGAGACTCATCAACTACTAAGAACGTAGGATGTTGTCCTCGTATAGCTTGTCCTTGATTACTAGGCGCCAACGGAGCTCTTCTCATAACTGTGCCCCCCTTAAGTGTTATGTTGGGCTTATTATGAAATCTATAATTCTCTACTAAAGCATTTAGGAAAGTGTTATCAGCAAAGTGTCTATACACGTAATTAAAGATTAATGCTGCTTGGTCTTCTGTAGGAGCCAGTATAAATACTAAATCCCTAAATCTATTAAAAAACATATATATAGTGACTGCTACTGATAAAGCAAAAGATTTACCACTTCCTCGTGGTGCTAAAATTGCTAACTTTTTTTGTTTATCGTCATCTCTTTCTGTTAGACATTCTAAAACTATGTCTTCTTGTAGAGGTCTCAAACGAAGTGGGCGTTGTTTATTATCAATTAGATACGCAGAACAAAAGGCTCTGACCAATTTGCGCATCTTTTCTTTGTCATTTCTGCACTTTTTAAAAATAAGTTCTAATTGTCTTGAATCTAATCCACCTTTACCTGTCAGTAGGTTTTTCAAGTGACTTTTTTCCGTCGTCATCCGTTAGTTCCTCTAAAAATGCACCAAAATCCGCAGTATTCTTTTCAACTTGCGTAGGTACTTCTATGTTAAGCGCTCTGAATTCTGTATGGATATCACGTACTATTTGGTTTCGTTGTCGCAAGAGCTCTGTTCTAGCGTTAACATCCCGAATACATACAAGAATTTCCGACCACAACAGGTCTTCAAGCGCAAGATTACGTGCCAGAAGGCGGACAAGCTCTTTATGACGTACATATTCTGCTTCTCCAACCCTCTCGCGTAATCTCGTCTCGTATTCCTCTACGTTCAAAGCTCTTTCCCTTCATCGAGGGCTGCTTTGACTTTAGATTTAACAAGACTAGCTAGCTCGTCATCCTTTTCATCCCAAGCTGTAATTAATACATTTCGGACTAAAGAGTCTTTGACGTGCTTTTGTGCTGTTTCATCTAGCTTTTCAAAAGCTTTTATCTGTGCTTTTGTTAGATTCTTATCTAGTAAATCCATTAACTCAGCTTCGTTATTCTTTAAGTATTTAAAAACTAACTCTTTTACTGCAGGTACGGTGTAAGCTACGTAAGCTCCTAAACCTAATACCAATGCAGCTAATGCTGCTAATAATGGGTCGTCCATCAAAGCGTCTAACATTCCAGATTCTTCTACAGTGTCAATGATAGCGGTAAGGTTACCCTCACTGGTCTCATTCCCTGCTGTTTCATTTGTTGTATTGTTCATATGTTGATATCTCCATATTGGGGCTCCCACGTGGCACTTGCGATAAGTAACCTATGGAGCAATGGCCCTGTGGCGGGTGCCCATACATATTTAGAAGTAGTAAGTATATAAAGCTTACCATTTAACTCGATTAGCCCAGTAAGCAGCTGACATTTTACCTTTCTTAATGTTCTTAGCGTGGCGCGCTTTAAAACTCTTTCGTCTGGCTTTCTGTCTAGCAGACTCACCTTTCTTAGGTTTACCTGCCGTTCTAACTCCTTGCTGACCAAATCTAATTAATTTTGTCTTTGTTCCTTCTTTGGCAACAACGACATGAGACTTTTTTGGATGATTAGGTGTTCTCTTTGGTTTATTATAACCTGATACTCCTGCTCTAACAAGTTTTGGGTCTCTTTTCTTTTTTGGTGCCATTATTTACCTCTTTGTTTTCTCGCTGTAGCTTTTGCTTTCTTTGAGAGTTCACCATAATGAAATATTCTTTTAGATGATTTAGTGTGTGTCTTACCAGAATGTATTTGACCATTTGGCATTTTGTGTACTTGACCTTTGAATACTTTACCATCCTTGGTGTAGTGTTTTCTCATTAGTACTTCCTCTTCATCTTTTTGGATTTCTTCTTTTTATAAACCATTATTTAGCCCTCCTAACTGCTTTTTTAATTTTCTTAGAATACTTTGCTCTACTACCCACTCCACCAGCTTTACGTTTCTTGCGGTTCGTTGCTGCTTTCTGTCCTTTGGTTAGTCGAGACCTGACACTTTTAGGTAAGTATCGGCCTCGCTTAGATTTAGGTTTCTTTTCGTCACCTTTTGAAACATAGCCCCATTTCTGTTTGCCCCACTTCTTCAAAGACTTTTGGGACTTTTTAAGAGCCATTAACGATATCCTCCCCCGGCAGCTTTGTATTGCTTAGCTAGCATTTGTGCTTTGCGTGCTGACCATTGACCGGGAGCTCCACCTTTACTACCTGCTTTGATTTTATTAAATAATCTTTTGCGCATAGTAGGTTTGGTATAGTTACCTGCTTCATTAACTCTTGACTTGCTTTTTTTCATCGCCATGTTTACTCGAGTATTACTTTTTTGCTTTTTTAGCTTTTGGTTTGGATTCTTTCTTAGCCACAGGCTTTTCTTCTTCGGCTACTATAAGTGAGCCGTCTTTATTTCTCGTTGGTAGTCTTGTCATTGTTTCTCCTAGTTGCCTCCGGAAGATAATGTTTGACTTTTACTTCCCGGTGCATAATTACTTTTATCTGCTATAAAATCAGAATTAGGGTGAGACATTACATCTTTTCCATCCATGTATATTGGTTTCTCCATCGCTGCTTCAGACTTTGGTATTTCTTCATAGATAGTTGTTGGCTTGTTATAGTTCATCATATCTATTTCTGCCTTGTCTGGCTTTTCGAAGTAGAGTTTCATGTCTGGGTTGTTACCAGAAAAATGTTCTCCTTTTAATATTTTTTCCATAGTTATTCCTCTTTAATTTTTTCTTCCAGTGCATTCAAACGCACTTCTAATGCTTGAACTTGATTATACAAGTCTCTTACTTCAAAGTCATTCATTTTTTGTTCTCCATTTTATGTTCTTGTTCTTGTGCTTTAGATTCTATCATCTGAGATTGTTTCTGAGCAGCATCGTTATAATCAATAACAGCTTGTGCTTTTATTTTATAAAATGCAGTTTTTTCTGCTTGTTCTTGTTTCCATACATCTAGAGCATCCTTGATAATCAATAAGGCAGGACCTCCGAGAATAGCAATCAAAGTAGTGTATCCTTCGATTTGGTCAAGAACTGCTGCGTCTTGCAGTCCATGAAATATAACATATCCTGCGAAACCAACCCAGAGAAGAACTAAAGGTACAGCAATCATAAACATAAAAAGGTCATTAAATGTGACTCCTTCTTTTGCTACATCTTTATCTCTCATTTTTATATTCTCCTGTTTCCATTCCGGTAGCTTTGGTATTGATACTTTTTTTACGGCGCGTGATATAAGAGCCCATATTACTAAAGCTCCTGCAGTTATTGCTAGTATCGCCACACCCACAGCTAATATTGTTAATATTTCTATCCACTTTATCATTCCTCCTCACCTACAAAATCATCAAATGTACTTTCCTTTATCATTGCTTTTACATCATCTAATTCTGAGATTATCTTTCCTAACATATTTGTTAAGACTAACATTTGGTTAGCCTTCATTCTTCCTCCAATAGAACAATTGCGCGCGCCATGTATATTTTTACATGACGCGACTATATAAAGATTACCCTAGTCAAAGTCAGGAAACTGAGATTGAGACTCAACGTCTATGTTAATCTTAGTTTTACTATCTATATCTGAGTAGTTTTCTTTTTTACGTTTCTTAAATTTTGGTTTCCATGTTGGTATCTCTGCATCACAGGGGCCGCCCTGCGATTTGTGGAATGAACACCACTTACACAGGTTTTGCGGCTTCTGTTCATATCTATCTTCATATTCCTCTCGTTCCTTTATGCAGTCGTGTACCATCTTAATAAGGTCCCTAGCCTCATCAAGTTCGGCCTGACCAACCTTTACAAAAAAGGTATCATCAAAGCGTAGGTAATTAACACCTACAAAGTTTGGCATCTCTCCCATCTCTAGGGTGTATAGGAAAGCGTAAATGATAAGTTGTCTGTAATATTCTTCTGGTAGGTATGGTCCATACCTTTTTGATGTCTTGTAATCTAACAACGTAGTACCACCATCAAAGTCATTGCATACTACATCAATAACTCCTACTATTGCGTACTCTTTTGACTTAACCCACTTCTCAGCATACTTAGGTGCTACAGCATTCCAAGCCTGTTGTTTGTTTTTAAATATCTTCCAATCAACCATTTCACCAAGTTTCTTATTTACTGAGTCAACGAAGTTTTGTAGTAATGCTTCTGTTTCTTTATACATAGCATCCATCTCTTCTTTGGTGTGTACTTCCCATAACCATTTATGTTTAGCTATCTTCTCTTCCCATCCATCTTCAAACTGTCCTTGTACCCATAACTTTGGTACTCCTTTCTCCCACTGTGGTAATGTTTTAAATTGTTTTTTGAATAAGTCTTCCAATATCTGGTGTACTAACGTACCACGAAATAGGTGTATAGTTTTCTTCTGAGGTAGCTTGGCTATGTAGTTATAGTAAAATTCACGAGGACACTTCAGATAAGTGTTTATTTTAGAAGGACTAAGCCTCATATGGCTAGCGGTCCAATCACTCATTGTCACACAACTCCGACTTCTTTTCTATTGGCTTCATCTCGTCGCCGGGGTCTGAAACGAACACCCTAGGTGTCTCATGGCTCCACGGGGGTGCGTAACCTTCAGCATCAAGCTCTACTTGGCAACTACAATTATGCCACCCATGTTCACAATTACACGTGGTCCATACAGTCTCCTTGCTGCCGCTACGCTCCCGCGCGATTTTGAGAAGTATCATGTAGCCTATGAGGTCATCAAGTGTATCCTCTGTTCTGTCATCAAGTCCCACGTTTTTGATACGTGAAAGCTTGTCATCGATACGTGCACAGATAGCCTGTGCTGAATCGAGCTTACTAAAAATATTGTCAGGTTCTAATGCACTGTCGCCATACGCTTTGTTCTTGGCTAGTAGCAAATCCCTGATTTCATTACATGTCCACTTTATGGAGTTCTGCGTACTTTTTGTCATACGTATTATTTTACACAGCTGGAGTATATAAAGGTTGTGGAACCTATCTATATTATGCTATGCTATATAGAGCTTATTATATAGGGTTAGTAGTGACCCTATGGTAAATAGCATATTCAAAAAATCACTCGATTTGTTAAACCCCCTAGACGACGTTTGGCATGGGTGCCCCCTCAGATTTTTAGACGGGGGATAGTGAAAGCGCGCCCAAAAAAAATATATTAACGCTTGGCGCCCCAAAAAACGCGACCGGAACGCCAAAAAGCTCCCCACACGACGCCCAAAAAATTTTGTCGACGATAGCCCCGACCCCAACGCTTATATATAGCGTATACACTGTATTGACAGAGGTAAGCAAATGAACGAAAACTATTACATCTATAAATTAGCCAGACAATCAGAAAAGACATCATATCATTTTTATGACATCGAGTCTTTTACACCATCTGAGGACAGCATCAGCAAGAACGCTGTATATTACGGACTAACTCAAGACCCGCAATCAAGATTGAGCAAACACCGACCTAAAAAAGGTCATGACATCAGCTTGATAGTTGTGGCTGAATTTGATAATCCATGGGAAGCTTTAGAACATGAAGCTAAATTGGTAGCTACACACTACCGTGAGTATGGCAGTGAGCCAGAACTTCAAGGCATGGCCAACACTGGCCACAGGAGGGCCTAAGCGAAACCTTTATTAATAGGGTCGCTATGTGTAATACGAGGTAAAAATATGAAACAATTAGAAATGATAAAATGTGAAATATGCTCAGACTCAGAAGCTGTATGCTTCTTAGACAATGTAAACGAAAACGGTGAAGTATGTCAATCATGCTTTGACGATGTATACAACGGACATGGGGGTTACCTATGATAGAGGTCTTAGGTATGGTGTTTGTTGTGAGTGTCTACGCTACCGTGTGGTTTTACTCTATGATGGAGGCATTTGACTTATGAGCGCAATGTTAGAAAGATATATCAGAAGGGCTGAAGCCAGCCCATCATTAAGCACCGAGCAACTCAGAAATGAGTCCAACGCTTACAATAATATCAGGTCACACATAATGGCTTGGGATTCATTAGCAAAAGATTCTAGAAATAAAAATGACTGGAATAACTTTGCTAAGTATGTTTTGAAAGAAATTCAAAGTATGGCAACAACTATTAAACGAGCAGAAAAGGAGGTGAAAGAGTGAAATTAGAAATCGAATTGGATAAATATGATATCGGTCAAATGCAAAAAAACCGATACGGTCATGACAATGTTTTGACCCGTGGTTATATGTTGGATATATTACACGATATCGTAGACCAAATCCACGAACAGCTATAAGTATATATAGCCCATTCGCCGGAAAAGAGGGTATATAAAGCCCTCAATTTTTCCACACGTGTGAAAAAAAGCAGCTGGCGCGCCAAAAAACGCGAGCGGGATTTTTTCCTTTATATACCCCAATATAGGATTTTAGGGTTCACGACGATAGGCCCCAAGCAAACTAATATATCATCCCTCGCTATAGGTATTATAGAGGTAATCAAATGAAACAAATACAAAATTGCGAAGATTGTGGCCTAGAATTTGCCGAGCTATACGGCGGACTGTGTGAAGATTGTGATTCACAAATGTTTATGACATTCTGGACAGGTGAGTAAATGAACTGTGAGAATTGTAATAAAGATGTTTCGAAAGTATCATACACACTTTACAACTCAGAACTCTGTTGGGAGTGCTGGGTCGACTTTAGGGGATAACCTTATATAGGGACACTCTATTGGTAATACAGAGGAAAACCATGAACACAATACAAATAATGGAAAAGATAGTAAAGGATTGCGACCGAAG